ATAAACGAAATCAAACCAAACCCAAACAATCCTAGAATTTGCAGAGATGCTAAATTTAAATTATTGGTTAAGTCAATTCAGGAGTTTCCTGAAATGTTAGGTTTGCGACCAATAGTTATTGATGAGAAAAATGTCATTTTAGGTGGTAACCAAAGGTATCGTGCTTGTATAGAAGCTGGTCTTGCCGATGTTCCTGTTATTCACGCTAACAACTTAACCGAAGAACAAAAGAAGCAATTTATTGTTCGTGATAATGTTAGCACAGGCGATTGGGATTTTGATTTATTGGCAAACGAATGGAATATACAAGACCTTGATAATTGGGGATTAGATATACCAGCATTCGCAAATGATATAGAACAACCAAAGGACAATGCCATCGGAGGTACGACTTGTCCGAATTGTGGTGTAACTTTGTAAAATAGTGAAACAATAGTGAGATTATGGCTAATGAACAAAATTTAACCCCATTTAAAAAAGGGGAAGTTGCAAACCCTAATGGCAGACCTAAAGGAGTTCCTAATTCAAGAACTCGTTTACTGCGTTTACTTGAACTTGTTACCAAAGTGCGTAACCCTGTTACAGGCGAAGATGAGGAGTTTACAATAGCTGAACAGTTAGATATGAAGATAATTGCAAAGGCAATGAAATCCGATTTAAAGGCTTATCAGGAAATACTTGATAGATTAGAAGGCAGAGCAAAACAAACAACCGACATCAACGCAAACATACAAGGTAACGTTCAAATAGTAATACAAGAAGATGACCGATGCAAACCAATTGAAGATTAATGCAACACCTGTATTCTTTGCCAACAAAAGAGCGTATGAAGGCAATTATCCTGTCATTTGCAATGAAGGTGGCACAAGGAGTTCAAAGTCTTATTCCATTGTTCAGTTACTGATTGAAATAGCCTATAACAATCCAAAGACTAGGATTTCAATTGTTTCTCATTCCCTTCCACATATCAAGCGTGGAGTTTATAGGGATTTTAAATCCATAATGGAGAATTGGGGTTTATGGATGGACAATGACTTTAGCTTTTCCGATTTTATATACACTTACCCAAATGGGTCTTACATTGAACTATTCGGATTAGAAGATGAAAGCAAGGCAAGAGGACCAGCAAGGGATGTTCTATTCATAAACGAAGCCAACTTAATAAAAAGAACTTTATACGACCAATTACTAATGCGAACCACAGGCAAGGTATTCCTTGATTGGAATCCTGCTGACTTTATAAATTATGTTTACGAGATAGCCGACAATCCTGAAAACAAACGCATTCATTCTACCTACCTTAACAACCTGCCTAACCTATCCGAATCACAAATAAAGAACATTGAACAGTATAAAAACCTGCCTGATGACTTTATGTGGAAGGTTTACGGATTAGGAGAACGAGGTGCAGCAAAAGAACTAATATACACCCAATGGAAACAATACGACACTGCACCTGAAGGAGATGTATTCTATGGTCTTGACTTTGGATATGTTCACCCAGCTGCACTAATAAAGGTTACCCATCACGAAGGAGAAAACTACTTTGAGGAAATCATTTATCAAAGTGGGCTTACACTATCCGACCTTACAAGATTGATAAAAGAGAAAGTACCAGAACGAGCAACCATCTACGCAGATGCAGCAGAACCGAAATCAATAGAGGAACTTTACCGACAAGGATTTAATATTAAACCTGCTCAAAAAGATGTATGGGCAGGAATAGTTAAAATGAAATCTTATCCTATAAACATTCACTTTCATAGTCAAAATCTTAAAAGGGAATTTATGTCTTACAAATGGAAAAAGGATAAAAACGATAATGTAATTGAAGAACCTGTTAAAGCAAATGATGATGCTTTGGATGCTTCACGATACGCAGTATTTACTCATTTGACAAAACCTAAATTTGCAGTAAGTGTATTTTAACTTAAATTTCTTTAACTTTGTTTAAATTCTAATAATATGGGTTTATTTGACATCTTCACTAAAAAGAAGATTAACACACTATTTCCAACAATTCCAATGAACTCCCAAATAGCAATTGAAAGGGGTATAGTTACTTGGCAAGGAGCAGACCAAAGAAGTTTTGTTGATGATGGATATGTAGCAAACGATATAGTTTACTCAATCATTAAACTAATTACTGACAAAGCTAAAATTGCACCATTCCACGTTTACAAGGTTGTAGATGAAAAGGCTGCAAAGAAATACAAATCTTTAGCTGCACAAAAAGACATCAACTTAAAAGAACTTGAGACTTTACATAAAAAGGCATACGAACTTTACACAGGAGACCAACGCTTAAACGAGTTATTAAAATATCCTAATGAAGAAGATTGCTGGAGTGATTTAGTTGAACAATGGTGCGGTTTTAAGTTAATAACAGGTAATTCTTTTATTTATGGCAAACTTATTGAAGCAGGAAACAATCAGGGCAAACCATTTGAACTATTTGCTTTGCCTAGTCAGTATATGGCTATTATTGCAAATATCAATGTGTTCCCCCCAACAAGAGCTGGGTATCAGTTATATTACGGACAAATGTGGTCATTTGATACTAAAGAAATCTTACACGATAAATACTTCAATCCACAATGGGGTGTAACTGCTGGACAGCTTTATGGGCAAAGTCCCCTACGAGCAGCAGCCAAAAACTTAACAAGAAGTAACGAAGCTAAAACCGCTGCCGTTGCATCATTCCAAAATGGTGGACCTGCTGGAGTTTTATTTATGAACGATGAAAGGTTTGACCCTACAAGTGGACAAGCACAAGCACAAGCACTAAAAACCGCAGTAAGTCAAAAAGGCGGTTCAGCTAACTTTAACTCAATTGCAGTATCAGGTTATAAAGTAGATTGGAAACAAATCGGTTTAAGCCCTGTTGAACTTAATATCATTGAATCGGAAAAATGGGATTTAAAAGCACTTTGTAATATCTACGGAGTACCTAGTCAACTTTTAAACGATAGCGATTCAAAGACCTATAACAATCAAAGAGAAGGGGAAAAGGCATTAACACTTCGTTGTGCCATCCCATTACTTAACGCATTGACTGAAAACCTTAATAGGAAATTACACACTGATTGGGGTTATAAAGGAACAAATCTTTATGTAGATTACGACATTTCAATTTACGGAGAATTAGAAGCAAATAAATCCGAACAAACCGAATGGCTTGATAAGGCGTGGTGGATTAGCCCTAAACAAAAGTTAGATATAATGAATATTGAAGTGCCTGATTATATCCCTACCGAAGAATTGGAGAAACTTTATATCCCAACAGGATTGCAAACTATTGACCAATTCCAACCTTTGAATATTCCTGATAACCTAAATCCATAAAATGATTTGGCTAGATTATAAAAAATTATATGCCAACGCATTAAAGCAATACTCACCGAAGTTCAAAAAAGAACTACAAAAACAAGTGGATGTATATTGCCGTACCCAAGATTTATACGCAATAGGCTATAAAGGCATTGAAAAGACCATTAAAACACTTCACGTGGCTTTGGGTACTAAAATGGCTCAAGTGTCCTCTAAAAGCCTTAAAAGCAGCATTAAATCCAATTACGAAAGATTAGAGGTTAAAAGCCAACAAACTGATATGTTTGCTTATGCTATTTTAAAGATATTAGAAAATGATGGTGTAACGACATTGGCTCAAGATATTACCGAAACAACTAGAAAGCAAATAGATTATTATATTAAAAATGGATTAGAAAAAGGATTGCCTTTAAATGACATAATCAAACAACTTAAAACTGCTGGTATTACCGATTATCGTGCAGAGTTAATAGCAAGAACGGAAACAGGTAGAGCGGCAAATTTAGGTAGTCAAGTAGGTGCAATTAGTACAGGATTAAAAACTAATAAAGAATGGATTGCCACAAAAGATGCTAGGACTAGAAGGCAGCCAAGAGACCAAACTGACCACTTGCATATGGATGGGGTTAAAATACCAATGGAAAAACAATTTGAGGTGAAAGATTATAAAACAGGATTTGATTTAATGGACCACCCTTGTGATTCAAAAGCACCTTTGGCTCAAGTTTGCAATTGTCGTTGTACTATGGGATATGAAGCGGTAAGGGATGCAAGAGGTAAGCTAATAACGTATGATAAACAACCGCCATTAGGCAGAATTGGTATGATATGGGGATATTTATCTAATGTGGTAGGAATGCAAATAGGAAACTTAATCGCAGACTTGTTTGAATAATAAAAAAAAATATAACTTTGTAAATATGAAAACTTACGCATCAAAAGATTTAATTGTTGAAAAACAAGACATCGGCTACGAAGTAATGGATGTAGACACCGAACAACGCAGAGTAAAAGCGGTTTGGGCAAGGACAGGTAATGTAGATTTAGACAATGATATTATTGTTCCTGAAGCATTCACAAAGACTTTAAGTGAAAGAGGTCCAGCAGGTAAAAACTTGATATGGTCTTTAGTTGACCATTGTGCTGAAATGGAAGCGGTAATTGGTAAGCCTGAACAATTATATGTTGAAGGTGATATGCTTATTGCAGTTACTCCAATAGTAATGACCGAAACAGGTGAAGATATTATGAAGATGTACGATGCAGGTTTAATCAATCAGCATTCAATTGGATTTACTACAATAAATTCAAGCGTAGGTAAGGATGGAGTAAGAACAATTACTGAACTTAAACTTTATGAAGGTAGTGCGGTATTATGGGCAGCAAACCCTGAAACACCAACCATTTCAGTAAAGAGTGAAGTAAAGAAAGAACAATTAGCAAATAGGCTAGAGAAACTCTTGAAAGCGTTTAAAGGCGGTAAATTTACCGATGAAACCTTTGCGTTGATGGAGATTGAAATAAAAAGGATTCAAGCGGATTTATTGGAGATTGAAATCGTTAAAGAAATCACTGCGGTCGCAGAAGCACCCCAGCCGATAATTGAGGAAATCAAAAACAATGATGCTGAAATCTTGAAGGCAATTAAAGAATTTAATAAAATACTAAAAAAGTAAAAATGGAAAACGTAATTAACGAAATGGCTGATAACCTTAAAGGTTTTCAAGCTAGTATTGAAGCGAAGTTGGAAGCAACAAACGCTGAAATCCGTGTAGTAAAAGATGAAGCACAAAAACAATTTGATGCTCAAGCTGCTGCACAAAAGAAAAACGCATCTAAACAAGTAAAGTTTTTAGATGAAGCTATCGTAGAAAAATTAGATGGCAAATTGGATGAAATGGAAAAATCAATGAAATCAAATGGTAAGTATCGTTTAGATTTAAGAGATGTTAAGTCAATGACTTTAGGTGCAAGTTTAACAGGAGATGCTCAAGCATCTTATGCTATTAATGCTTCAGTTTTACCAAGTCAAGCTATCAACTTCCGTGATTTAGTTCCAACTGTAAGAAGTGAAAGTGGTTTGTATGTATTCTACAAAGAGACTGCAACTACTAACAACATTGCTGCTCAAACTGAAGGTTCAAACAAAGGTGAGAACAACTACGCATTAAGCGAGGTTAAAGTGGTTAATGATTACATCGCTGGTTTCTCTACATTCTCAAAACAAATGGCTAGAAGTTTGCCTTTTTTAAGCACAACTTTACCAAGAATGTTGACTAGAGATTTCTTCAAAGCTGAAAACTCTGCTTTCTTTGCAACTGTATCTGCTGCTGCAACAGGTTCTACAACAACTGCTGAAACTGTTGACTTAAAGCAATTAGTTGATTACATCGGCAACCAAAAGAGTGCAAACTTTGTATCTTCAGTTGCTTTAGTAAGCCCTGCACAATTAGGTCGCTTATTGAAAGAAACAATCACTTTGGGTTACTACGCTGGTAATGGTTCAGTTATCGTAAATCCAAATGGTGGTATGACAATATGGGGAACTCCTATTATTGCTGCATCTTGGGTTACTGATGACAAGGTTTTAATTATGGACAACAGTTTCGTAGAGCGTATTGAAGTTGAAGGATTAGCTATTGAATTCTCTTATGAGAACGCATCTAACTTCCAACAAAATATGGTTACTGCGAGAATTGAGTGTTATGAAGATATTAACTTAATGCAACCAACCGCAGCAATCTATGCTGATTTGGGTAACGTTTAATTTAATCTAACATAGATAATAAAGACCCCTTACATTTAGTAGGGGGTTTTTTATTATATTTATTGTAAATTTGTAAAAAAGATGTATGTCATATAATAATTTTATCATTGATTTTACTTTGACCGACATAGGTACAGTTGTTGAACCTGTTACATTAGCAGAGGCAAAATTGTATTGTAGGGTTACTACAAATGTTGATGATAACCAAATTTCCTTGATGATTAAACAAGCAAGGGAAGCGGTTGAAGTAGGTACAGGATTGAGTTTAATAGCAAAGACTGCGGTTGTATGGTTTACAAATTGGGATGGTAACTTCCAGCTTCCTTATGGTCCGATGA